GATCGTCATACGATCGACATGCCGCTCCTCAATCGCGCATCCAGGAATGATCGTGCCAATCGCGCGATGGGTCTGGAACAGTACGGTCGACAGTCCCGATAGGATGCCAGCTGCTGCGGAGAAGCTCATCGCACAGCTCCTTGCGCTGTGCGTATCGCATTGCGTGTCGCGTCTTCATGTCCGCCGAGCACAAGCCCAGCGGCTGTACGCGCATCGCTCACGCCGCTAATGTTGATGGTCGTCTGCTGGTTGAGCGTCGCACCGCCACCCCCATCACCACTCCCGCCCCGCGGTAGCAATGCAGCCATATCGCGTGCAGCAGCAACATGCCCTGGACGGTCTCTCTCCATCAACGCAGACCCACCAGACTCAAATGGGAATGCTGCGTTGGCTTGCGCATCGATATCATAGCGCGGATCACGCAAATGCTCGAGCAGCGCGCGGAACTGCGGCGACCGCAACTCAGACAGCGTGTACTGATAGTCGACCTCCTCATTCGACATTCCAGGATGCGCAGCACCAAATGCATCACGCGCTACGCGACGATCACCTGTATCCTGCCAAATACCAAATCCTGGGTGCGCCGTACCAGGGGGGTCGTGCTCAGCAGGTATGCTACGCAAGCCAGACTCCACATACCCCATGCCAACCATTGCAGCAGCACCCTCTGGCGACAGCCCTAAGTCCTGCATGAATCGCTGCATAAAGGTCTTTGCGCGCTCTTGCACAGGAGCCGATGGCGGCCCAGGTTTGCTCCCACCACCGCCGCCAGGCGCACCTCCCCCACCGCCGCCCCAGGAGAACCATGGCTTGACATTGAGATCCCACCATGACGGCCCATCTTTCGGGCGGGTATCAGGCGGTATTGGTGCGCCAGTCGTCTTATTGTCAATCCACTCCAGCACAGACGCAATTTGATGCAGCACCTCGCCCAGCCGCAGTATCGGGAACACTGCTTTCGCGAGACGCTCAGCTAGTCCAGGTCCCCACCTACTGACGGACTCTGAAAACTTGCTGAGAGCTGTCTCGATACCATTGGGTCCTACGACGAGATCGACGATGTGTTCGAGCGCTGCCCCAATATGCCCCAGCGCTGTAATCGCATTGTCAACGTCTGGTTGCCATTGCTCCCATGGTATGATGTGGGGCATCTGTTCACGGAATGCGCGGTAGTCGCTAAGGATTGTCAGGAACAACCCGCCGAAGAGCAATGCGCGGCCGAGGGGCGACGCGACAAATGAGCTATTGAGCAGAACCCATGCAGCACCCAAAGCGCCGACGATCTCAATGACGCGCTGTACTTCAGGTGGTAGTGATTGAAACCCAGCGATCAACCCATTGAACGCCCAACCGACAGTATCCGCCATCTTCTCAACGACATCCATTGCGGACAGAAAGGCGTGCGCGACGAACTCAATGGCAGCAGCGATACGTTCAAAGTTGTTCTCGAGGAACTCGCGGAAGTGCTGGATGTCTTGCGTAACGCGTTGCGACAGCGCTTCGTTGACTTTGATGCGCAGCACATAGAATGCTGACCCAAGGAAGGTCAGTTCGTTTGTCAGCTTGTGCGCGTCGTCGGTCGCTTGCGTCAGATTGACATGCGCGCGGCGGAGCTGTTCGTTGAAGACCCCCTGGTTGCGCTGCAGATCAGGGTTCTCAATGGCTTGCAACTCGCGGAAGCCAATACCCATCTGCTGCGCACGCGCAATCGCGAGGTACTGCGGCATTTGGCGGAAGCGGGCACCGAGTTGCGTGAGCGCCTGGGTGGGGTCTTGGTTTGGATTGACGCCAAGCGCGGACACAAGGCCCGCAGCTCCAGGCGAGCTTCGCAGGAACATGGCGAAGCTCTCAATAGCCGACCGCATACCACCGACAGAGCTGCCGACAGTGCTAGCCGCTTGCGACAATGTCAGGAGGTTTTGTGCAGCCGCGTTGGTGCGCTGCGATGCCCAGTAGAGATCGTTTAGCCCATCGGCCATCTGCGAGACAGCAGCTACGACTGTGACGGCAGCCGCCTCCGCAGCCGCAGCCAACTGCGCAACGCGCAGCGTCGCTAGCGCAATGTGATCGAAGAACTGCCGGCTCTTGTTCTCATCGACCTTGAAGCCGAGTGAGATCAAAAACTCGCGCAGTACCTGGGCGTCGATCGCCATTAGCTAGGGACTCTTGTTTGCGTCATGGTAGCGGGCTTCATTTTCATCCTGCACATCCAGCGCGTCATTCGCCTGCGCGATCTCCGCTATGGTGATCGCGCCATTAAAGAGGGACTCGCCCTTGAACACCCCGCGTAGGATTGGACGCCATATCCAATCCGTACCGTCAGCCATAGTCACCCATTTGACTACGCGCTTGGTTGCGGGGGGCCGTCTTGCGAAACTTGCTGCGGCAGGGCGGGAATAAAACCCGCGAAGTTGTCCATCAGGACAAAGTAGACTAGCTGCACCATCGTTGGCATGGTGATGTCCTGGAACTGCATTGCTTTCGCGCTGCGGTTCCATATCGTGACCCAGACGCCATCCCTTTGCGTCTGGACATCTCCCAAGCACTTGTCAAACACGTACGCGCAGTCTTCGTCAGGCAAGCTCGAGATACCCTTGCCGATCTTGACTGCGAATTCCTCGACATCTCTCGTCGGTGATCGTGCTATCTCAGCGAGCGTGTCCATGAGCGGCATGAGCCGCTTCATGACATAGAACTGGTCCATCGCGGATAGCGTGCGCGATGATCTGTACTGCGCGTCATTCACGTTAACGTCGATCAAGGTCCTGACTCCTTTGATCTATAGGTTCAGCCAAGCACGCTGTCGATGTAGCCGCAATTGAAAGCCCATTCGTTGACATTGCCGTTGGCGGCATATGTAATCCCTGGAAAGCGCCGGAACGCAACGCCCTGCGCAATCGTCGCATCGCCGCGCGCAACGTCGGCGATATGCAGGATGTTGTTACCCCATACTGCCGATGACACCGCTTGCGTGTCATACATCGCTTGCAGTAGCGCATTTGTCGGCGACGTTTTCAGTACGCGCACCGTGATCGTGCCGGACTTGTCCGCACGAAGACTGTGCATGGGGGTGCCGTCAGCGCCGATAGTCATGGTATCACGATCGCCGTTACGCTCGATCGTGATACCCTCTTCCGCGTCACCCGACCCTTCGCCGAGATTGACGTTCCCACCAGGCCCCGTGATGTTTGCGACGACATCAAGGAACGAGTAGGTACCAGATGGCAGACCAGCCATAGATCAAACCTCCTACTTACAAAAATGCCTCAGCGATTGACCTGGATACCCACATTGGCAAAGTGGATAGCGCCAGCAAGCTTGCATGCCACCTGGATGGGGACAGACTTCCGTGCCTCGCGATCAGCCTGCGCTTGCGAGGCAATAGGCGGGGCGTAGACGTAGAACCCAGCAGTAAGCGTGTCGCCAGTCTGCAAGGAACCAAACTGCAGTGCGCTCGTCCAGACGCCAGGTGCTACAAGCCCATTGTTGACAGCAGCGTTCATCGACGCTGCGATGTTCGTCACGATCTGCTGGTTACCAGCATCTGTCTGCGGAATCTTCGTTGGCGTCTGGTAGAAGAGATTCCACAGATTGGTCTGTACAAAATTCTGCAGCCAGTCGAGGCCGGTCACCTCATCGAAGAAGTAGCCATTACACATGACGCCCTGCTGAATGATCGAAGCGCCATTCTGGTAGGTCGCGTAGACGTTGCAGTTCTTCTGGTTGAGCGACGCAGCCTGCGACTCCGTGAGTACCTCTGGGATGACGCCCGGCTCCTGCTTGAACTTCATGGTGAGCGTACTGTTCTGCGCGGAGTAGTTCACCGTGAAGTCGCGACCGTAGAACGACGCAACGGCGTAGGGCGAGGTTGACGAGTACTGAATAAAGCTTCGGAAGTAGCCAAGCGACTCCATCACGGACGCAAGGTCTGTGTTGATATTGCTCAGCAGGATGTTGCTCTCGTTGCTCGTGATGCCATAGATGTGGCTTGTGCCAAGCGCCTGAATCATCCCCCCGACTGCTTCATGCGATGCATCCGAGATATCCGTGATGTTGATCGGCGCGAACATGAAGCCATACACGGACTGGTTACCCAACGTCGACCCAAGCAACACATTCGCTGCTGTCAATGGTGTTTCAGCAGCGATGCCAGCGATCGGTGGGACAGCACCAGACGCAGCGGTACCACCGATGAGGGCGGAGATGTCTGTGCCGCTCCCTGCTGTTGACAGGAAGCTCATGGTCGATGACGTGCCGGTTGTGCCAGACGTCATCACGAAGCGCGTATTGCTGTCTGGCGCATACACGCATGTCGTACCAGCAAGCGCAGCATTCAGCGCTGCCTGAATGATCGACGCTGCGCCGTTGAGATTGGTGATGCCGGTAAAGTTCAACCCGGAGATCGTATGCAGCGACCCATTGATCGAGATGTTGAAGCTGCCAGTCGAGATCGCCTGCAGCGATGCAAGCAATGCCACTTGTTGCGATGCAGACAGCAAAGCGCACTCAAGGATACCTGCTGTCGCCTGCTGCGCCCAACGCCCAATATAGAGGATGGCTGGCTGCGGGTTCTGCTCGAAGAACAACTGCGCTGCCTGATACTCTGGCGTTGTGCTGCCAAAGTCAGCTTGCACCCCGCTGAACTGCGAGTACTGCCTGATACGCTGACTGACATCGATCACAGGCGAGGGGCCACCGATCAGCAACGCGCCGAAGTTACGCGTTCCCGTTGCAGTCGGCGAGATCGTGACGGCGACATTGATGACGTCTGAAACTGCCAAGCCGGACCCAGTGGTACCGCTCATAGTACATTCCTCACAAGCTAAATGTGGTAGTCGAACTAAACGCCGAAGCCAGGCTTACCTGTCTCATCGGTTCCAGGGCGCCCTGAGTCGTCAATAGCCGGCACAAAGAGCGGCGGCGTTGGCGAGGGAGGTGCGCCAATCACAGGCACATCGAAAGGCTCTGCTGCGGGAGGCGTCTG